CGCAGGGAGTAGAGACCCGTTTCGGGATGACGGCCAACGGCTCCGGCTCCATAGTGGCATTCGGCAGGTATGTTGTCAACCATTTCGGTTAATTCCTCCCGCGTGTTAGCGGTCAGCGTGACGGTGCCGTTAAGCAACAGCTCAGCCACGTAAGCGGGCTGCTTTGTCTCCTGAGCTTGTGCGTTCTGCTCGTCGATTGCTTTTGCTTTAGTCTTGCTCATTGTCAATGTCTGTTTCAGATGGTACGGTACATTGATAATAGAGATGCTGATAATAGCAGGGTTTCATCCAGTCCCAGGCTATGCCGTTGCTCGAAAGCGAGTCAAGTTCCGGGATGCGCTCATTGTTCGCAGACATTAGGATTATTTGATTCTCAATGGCGCGACGAACCATGCGTATCAGACGCTTCACCTCCTTTGGGGAATCAGCAGCCACATCGACAGTCACCTGTACACGGTCTTCACCCGACTCCCATACGCAATCCTTCGTGCCGTTCTGGTTCTGAAAACCGTCGTCGGTCACGATGATGTTTGGCAGAGGGGTATTGTCCGCTTCGGCTGGCGGTACCTCGAAACAGGTCGAGACCACACGGGAGCCGATGGCTTCCATGAGGGCTGTATCTGCACAGATAGCGTCGTAGATTATCTCATCAACTGATTTCATGTTGCTGCTTTAGTTTAAGGGAAACCATCGGGCAGTCAGCCTTTGCCGGTGCATCGGTGCCACCCGATGGTCATGAGAAACTATGTTTCCAGAAAGAAGGTTTAGAGAGATTTAGATATCACTGTTGCTTGGGTTGATAACCTTCAGCAGAGCGAATGCCTGAGGCTTGCCACCCTCGACACCACCGTTCACCTTTGCAGAGAGCTCAGTGATAGAAATCTCTGTGTTGAAAACGATGATGGTCTTGTTGACCTTAGCCACAGCTGCGCTGGTAGCGTCAACAGTCTGACGAACCTCGCCATGCTGCTGGAGTGCCAGGTAGTTGAACAGACCCAGACCGATGTACTCGTCGGTGTCCTTCACGTACTTACCCTCGCCATTCAATGTGTAGTTGATGTGCTTGGTAGATACGTATGGATGACCGCAGAGCAGACCGTCGGCGATGATGGTCTTAGAGTTCACGCCGTTGCCCTCATAGAGATGCTTCAGCTTGGCCTCCATTGCTGGAGAGATGATAACAACACCCTGCTCGTCGAAGCCTGCCTCTGCCATTGCAGCAAATGCGAGGTCGATGTTAGCACCGATCTCACTATTCAGAGTGATAGTGCCTGGGGTAACGAGAGAGAACGCGCCCTTGTTGTAGTTCCAGTTGGCGTGGCTGTAAATCTTCTTAGCGAAGTAGATACGCCAAGCCTTCTGAATCTTATACAGAACGAAGGTAACGAGGTCGAAGGCTGCATTGTCGATGGCCTTGTTAGACACAGCAACAGAGAGGGCAACGCGGTTGCTCTGAACCTTAACGTTGTCGAAGTCGAGAGCCTGGTCATTGATAGCAGCGATTTCGCCTGTCTCCTCAATCTCAACGTCGTTGATAGAGTAAGGATAGAGCTCGTCGCCTACTACGCCAGTAACGAGGTTCAGACCTGGAGGCAGTGCAAGACCGTTCTCCTTGGTGTCGATGATGTCCTCGATGCGGAGGGCGATGGCACCAGACTCGGTGATGCTTGAACCGTCGGCAGGGCTCTTTGGCAACAGGGTGGTAGTGCTGTCCTCGCGCTTCTGACGTACGCCCTGCAAGTACTCGCGGTACTGCTTGTTGCGGTCGATGTTCTCGCGGAGCTCGGCAATGGCTGCCTCGTCCTTCGAGAGCATAATCTCGCGGTGGTTCTCCTCCAGCTCCTGCTTCAGTTCGGCCATTTCGCGCTTCTCCTCAGCGGTGTACTCTTCGCGCTTCTCCTTCTCCATCTGGAGGTAGATAGCTGACATGCGAGACTGGATCTCGCGGTTGCGTGCTGCCTTAGCAGCGATTTCCTTTTTCGTCATAACTTAAAACGTTTTAAGGGGTTAATAACTAAAGTTGTCTGTTTCTTGTTCGAGTGCCAGGCGACGCTGACGCATACGCATCACGGCTACAGCTTCGCGCTCTTTCTTCTCGCGCTCCTCGCGGGCTTGCTTTTCGGCATTGGTCTCGCCGCCGTTGGCTTCGCGCTCCTGCTGTTCGCGGGCTTCGCGTGCCTCCTTCTCGGCATTGGTCTCACCACCGTTGGCCTCACGCTCCTTGGCTTCGCGTGCCTGCTTTTCCTCCTCAGTCTCCTGATGCTGCTCACGCTTCAGCTGTGCTTCGATGGCAGCGTCGATACGGTCGCTCGATTCGCGGGTGGCCACTGAGGTCTGCTCGTAGGCGGGGTGGGTGACTATCGACACGTCGTAGAGGTTGACGATGCGCTTCACATGACGGAGCCACACCACTTTGCCATCCTCGATGTCGTTGGTCTTCTCGTAGCTCACGCCGTTCTCGCTGTCCTCGTAGTCGTCGTCGAAGGCGAACGACATGCCGGTGATGTCACCGCGCTTGATCAGTGTCAGCGTGTCGTTGGCGGCGGTAGTTTCGGGCAGGTCACACTCGCAGTCGATGCCGTCGCCTCGCATCTCCAGCTTCAGCGTGTCCTTGTCGGGGTTGTTACGATAGCGACCCAGCACGTTCACCACGTTTGAGTTGTGGTTCAAGTTCAGGATGATGTCGCTCTTCTGGAGCACTTCACGACTGATGCAGCCAGGCTCCAGTATCTCGTACACCACGCGGGTCGATGACCACGGTGTGAGATTGTGGCTGCGCACACCGAAGACTATCGGGCGACCGGCTATCACGCGACTGCCCTGCTGTCCTTCAGTTTCTCGCACTTGCAGTCCGCAAGTGTCCGAGCCGATGAATCTTACCTGTTTTGTCATATCTCGTTGATATTTTGAAATTGTTATCTACTATGCGGGCGTTTTAGCGTCCTGGGTTTACTGCGCGTCGGATGTGCTTCTCGCGCTGTTTTCTCGCTTGTCGGATTTCTCGCTCCAGAGCGTCGATTTCCTCTTTTGTTGGGTTCGGTGTCATACGCTGTACGTTTTAAATCATTAGGTAACAACTTGCGAACTGTTAGGTAACAGTTGCCGAGTTATTAGGTAACAGTTTATTTTCCGTCTGCTGGCGGTTCGTTTCCTTCGCCACCTCCTACGGTGTAGTTGCCGGGCTTCAGCTGGGTGCTTGCGTCGGCCTTCGCCATGAGTGCTTTGAGGGTCATCAAGTTCGCGCTACCCATTGGCTCATCGCCACCTTCTACGGAAGGCATGTCGTGCTCGGCACGTACCTCGTTAAATGTCCATCCGTTCTGCAAATGATACTGGTCAATCTTCGCCTGCGTCTCCTTATCCATGCGGAGCAGGGGCTGCTCGCACAGGTGGAAGCGGTGCTGGCCGTAGTCGTAGATGCTCAGCAGTTTGCGGAAACATTCTGCCTCCATCTCGGCACCGTCGGGCGCAATGGTTCTCGACAGATACTCCATCGTCGCGTTGGTGTAGGTGGTGTAGTGCGAGTTGGTGTCCATCATCAGCAGCGGGCGCGGGGTAGCGAAAAATCTGCTTACGTCATCCTGAGATAAGTTCAGCATATCTATCATGGCCATATCTTGTGCCGTGAGGCTCAGGTTCTGGAACTTTTCAGCACCACGCAGGAAGTTGATGTCCTGCTGATATACCTTGGTATTGATTTCCTTGGCGTAAGCGTCGCCGGCATCTTTCGAGAACATGCCGAATGCCAATGTGCCAGGCCCTGTTGTAGGTCTCTCTTCGCTGATGAATCCCTTCACGCGTCCACCCTTGGCAGCGGTCTCGAGTGCCAACTGATTCTCGGTCTTGATAAGACTCAGGGTCTCAAAGGCGAACCTTAGCGTAGAGATACCCCAGAAGCCGTTACGCTCGCGGTAGGTGTTCGGAAAGTGGAGTACGTCGTCGGCTGGCACGATCTTGTTTTTCACGATACCCATCTCGGACATATATGAGATGGTATATGTGCGGGTGCCCATATTGTAGCCGCCACACTCTGCGAGCCACAGATAATTGGGCTCACCCAGCTCGTCGCGCTCGATGTAGATGAAGCCGTTGCCGAGCATCAGACGGTTTATCGTCACTTGTTCCCACATCGACTGAGCTGACATCATGGGGTTCGGTTCTACCTGCAACAGATAGTTCAGCCGTGTGCCGAAGTTTACGTTACCGCCTCGCGGCTTTGATACATCCATCACGAAGTTACCGCCCTCGCGGTCTTTCACCTGGTACTGCATCTGCATCTGTCCGATGGTCTTGGCTCGCAGCTCCACGGCACGGTACACGGCACTGACCGTCAGGGCCACACGAGGACTGCGGGCATGGACGATGCGCTCATCGAACGAGCCACCGCCCACCTTCTGCTGCTGCGTCTGGTTCTCGGGTGCTGCGGGATTGGTGGTCGAAGGAATGCCGGGCACGGGCTGTGCTGTCGTACCGCCCGCCTCGCGCGTCTGCCGTCCGAAGATTCCATTGAAAATATTACTTCCGAATAATTCCATATTCTATTCCGTTTACTAATCTGTGATATTATTGCTTAGGGTTTACTCGTGAATCCATTATCCTTCAGCCACTTTTCCTTTTCCAGCGTGCGCTCGTTGTACATGAAGAATATCTCCACAGCATTCTGGCGCAACAGTTCGGTATTCTTTGAACTGCTACCCTCGCCGCGCTGCACTTTGTTGGTCATCCATTCCTCGATGGTCTTGGTGACGTAGTGTTTCAAATAGGCGCGGCTGTGACTGGGTGTGTGGAAGGGGAAACACTTCGACTCCGAACCGTCGATGAAAGCGTATCGGCCCACGATCATCGGACAATGGGGATTCTGCCATACTGCCCAGGGCAGACCGCCGCGCACAAACGACTTGACGTGATAGTTCTCGGGCTCGGTGGCCTTCACTTCCAGATCGTCTGCAAGGGGAGTGGTGAAACGGGTGGCGAGCTTCTTCTTGTCGGCCTTCACATGACCATTGTCGCCATAGCAGAGCCAGTTGAGCTTCACCACGTCGGCATCAGCGAAGTCGGCCAACAGGTCTTTCACGTTCTTGTCGGTCTCTAACGTCAGATGTTCGTCGAAGTCGAAGAACGCAATCCATGCGTACTTGTCGCCATTATGCTCATAACAGTGGGTATAGGCCTGACTCTGACGGTGCTCGATATTGCGCCAGTCGACAATCTCCACCTGTCCTTTGGTGATGAAGGTCTTGAGCACCTTGTCGAATGTCTCCTCGCCATCGTGGTTGTTGTCGTAGATGATGATATGGTCGAAACCCAGCTTCAGATGATGCTCCACAAACTCCTTGGCGTAGCGGTTCTCCAGACGACCGATGGCACAGAGAGCCACCTTGTCGGTCTGCGGACGCTCCCAACTGTCGGGGCACCACAGAGCGGCATTATCCATCAGCCAGCGGGCATGATCCAGCTCCGACTTGTTTTCCCATGAACCCGCCTGCAAGTGCTTCATCAGCGGACGGATGTCTATACGACGGCCTTTCGCCTCGCACTTGCGCACTTCGTCGAGGAACGTTGCACCCGTGTCATACCAGTTATTCGGGTTGTTGGGGTCTTCCGACACCAGTCCACGATTGCGCTCGGGGTCGAAATACTTGATACCCCACTCACGACACATCGGCACATTTATATAACAGAGAAACGGCACAAGACGGTCGATGCCGAAGCGGTTGTTGTTTGTCCCGTCCTGAATATGTCCCACGCAGAGACGGTCTTCCTGGAACATGAAGTCAACCGAGTCCTTCAGCAGAATGTCGGAGTCCATCAGCAGGAATCCGTCGGGCAGGATGTCCCACAGCTTCTGTATGGTCATCATGTGCTTGTCGCTGCCGTAGTAGTTGGCGTAGGTGCCTACGGTCTGACATTTGTTCGGGAACTTCGCCAGTTCCTCGTCGAAATTAATCACTTGGCCTTGGGTGTTGTCGATAATAGTCACGCCCGCCATCTGCTTGGTGAATGGTCGCGCGTCAGAGTTATCAAACACAGTCACCTCATAGTTCTCCCCGCCATGCTTGCGCAGCGACATGATTGCCGCAGACGTCAGCTCGGGGGTGTTGTAGTTTACAATCGCTACTTGCTTCTTTACCATAGTTTCTTATTTTGTTATTTCACAATCTCCTGTGCCTTGATCTGAATGATGTTGTCGTACTTGTCAGAGTGGAACTCCGTAATCTGATACGTCACACCATCGCTCACCAACTGCGAGTCGCGCTTTACTATCGAGTTCCACCGCATACGGATAACCACATAGTCGGTGCCATCCAGCGCACCTTCAGCCAGTCGCTTCATGCCTCGCTGAAAATCCACAGCCGCCCATACCGTGCCCGCATCCTGGTAGCCGGTGGTATCTCCGAATTGCGTCGCCACCACCTTATTCCTGATGGTCACGCGATGCCGTAACATTCCTGTTGAATATGCCATTTATCTTTCTTTCGTT